GAAATCAAGTGCAATAAACTCAATCGCTCGCGTGGGCTTCAAGAGAATCTTGGCATACATAATATTTCTGTCAACCATATCGGGCGTCGTCGTAGAACTATCCAAAATAACTCTGTAGTCAGAAAGTCCGAAACGATTCTTGATTGAGGACAAAAATGGATTAACCTGATTTAAGAAACGATTCCACGTAACCTGCTCGTTAGGATCAAAAAGAATATCATTTGCGATCAATCTAATTTCCTTCTTAAGGAAAATCATTAATCGGCGAACATTGATTCGATCCAAAGCAGAGGAGGTCGCTTGCAGTGTCTTTTGACCAAAGACCACGATTCCTTCGGCCGGGAAAGATGCAATTGGGTTAACGTTTACATCGTAAAGATTATCTCTCTGCGTAGATGTGAGCTTATCGATCACATTTACCACATTAAGACCAGCATTTCCATTATTAAGGCCGCCGCGGTTGAAACCGGCTGGTGCAAACCAGAGTTCCGTTCGCGCTGCTGATGCAGCCAAAACACCTAGGGCGATTGTAGAGGGGGGAACCCAAACTCTCGCTCCCTGAACAGCATCATGAATCTGTACCCATGGATAGTAAGCGCAAGCATAACTTGAGTTAAGATTACGATCTTTAACCGACGTTACAGTTGTTGCTGAGCTACCGACGCGGTCGCTAAAAGACTCTGTATTTTCAGTGTTTGCAACATAGCCATCTTCTAAATCGATAACAGCAAGCGTATCTTTTCTTTCTTCGGCCATGGCAATCAGATAATCGGTTACCTGCTGATCGGTAATACCGGGAATTGCCGCCATGTTAATATTAACCTGGTCTACATCGTTAACCGAATCGATCGCCTTCCGAACAGTATAATACATTGGATAATCTAACGTTGTCTTAGTATCGAGACTATTATCTAGTGCCCGCGTGTTATTAAAGGGGTTCTTCTCAAAGATGTTAAACCCATTAAAGCCGCCGTACATCGGAACAGTAAACCTGTTAATATCCTCATCCAAAACCTGAGTGTACGACGCACTTAAAGCAGTTTGGGAGGTGCCAGCGCGGCGGGCGCCTTGAGGCGTGCCACGACGAATATTATTCTCGTTGGGAGAAAGAGGTGAACTGGCTCCTACAATAGCATCGTTGTACACAAAAATATCAGATCCGCTGTGAAGCCACGTTGCTCCGTTCCAAACAATATCGTCAAGCGAGAAACCGGGACTCAGCATCACGTTAGTTGACGTAGTGCTCGTTGGCTTAATTCTAACCAAATCTCTAATTGATCCATCAAAAATAAGTGTATTAGCTGCTTGATTTGTGGTTAAGCCAAAGAAAGCGTTGGTCTGCTTGGATAAACGTCCATCAGAAGCATTTGCTCGCATCGGCAGCGGCGGGAACGCCAAGCTTGCGGTCATGATTTGACCAGGAGCCATGGTCGCAACTATGGGCCCAAAGTCAACGCCGACATACTGGTGCTGGCATTGGGCGGTGATCGACTGTTGTGGGAGAGACCCACTAGCGCCGTCAGCCACAATTGATACCACAGTACCGGCGGACGTTCCTGACCCGGATGCGCCTAAATCATAATTTAGCGGCGCGTTGGAGCCGCTTTGAAGCTGTGCAGGCGAAAAGATCGGAAGACCTCGGAAACCAAATGGAATCAATTCTGCTTCATGATTGCCATTTTCAACTGTTTCGTCCACTTCTACGCGAACATATTGAGATTGAACGGGATATTGTCCCAACTCTGTCCATTTCTGGTTTACCGAATCATAAGCGAATGAACGATCGCCAATTCTTTTTCCAATATAATTATTAGATGCGGGATTAAGATTCAAATTATTGAATTGTTCTAAAATTCGCGGGTCTTCGTCGGTATCCTTAATATCTCGAACCATCAATGTAAAAGTTCCATATGGCTGAAACTGAGGATTGGCGGACTGCTTAATATCAGAAAAAGAAATCTTATAGTTTGATTGCGCAAATTGTGCGCCTTCGCGAGACATAACACGGAACAACCTTTGTACAGTGCTGTTAACATCAAAACTACCAGAATTATCTGTTAAATCTTGGCCTACAATCCATGGCGTTCCAGGGATTGTATATGCCTGTTCATGGTCACCGCCAAAAGCTCCCGCGGACCCAGACTTTAATCCTAGGAGGACACCAAGCGTTCCAGAAAAGTTGGTTCTTGTAATGTCATCGCCATCGACCAGGTCGCCCACTGTGTCTATTACAGTCCTCTCGTAGGATTCTCCCAAGATATGATCTTTCTGGTTGGCGGCCGGAGTAATCGCTGAATTTAAAAGATGCGGGTTTGTATTAAATACTTTTCGAATATACCGTGAGCTCTTGGGATCAAAGTTAAACGTTGTTTCTATAATTTCACTAGATCCAGAAATTCTTACTCTAAACTCCTTGTTGCCGCCGACTACTTCTGGGCGGATCAAGGCGCCTGCTGCGGTTGTTGCAGACCCCGCTACAATCGCCAGCGGGCCGGCTAATTCAATAGTTGTGTCACTTCCTGTTAAGTGGAAAATTGCCGCCAACGTTCCCTCGCCGTAACGGCCGGAGTGCGCGACGGCGTCGAAGTTAATTCCGCCCGTTGTTTCGGATCCGCTGCCGATAATAAAAAGGCCATAAGAACCTCCGTCGCTCGAGTTCACCGAGCCCGCGGAAACGAGCCTTGGAATTGTCCAACCCGCTTTCGTACCGCCGGATTCTTGGTCTCCTATCAGACGAACAAAAGTTAAAGGCGCGCCGTTGGCTAAATAGGCCTGTGCCGCGTACGCCCCGTATGTAGGATTACTATAATTGCCCTTTCTCCAAACATCTGAATTTCCGGCGCTACCAGGAATCGGTTGTCCAAAAATGTCAACAAATTCAGAAAAACTTGATACTCTAGTTGGAACTAGGGCGGGGCCCTTTTCGGATACTCCGAAAACCACAGGACCTGCGGCTATAATATTGGCTGTGGGGATCTGGGATTGATCGATTTCATTAATGAAAACACCGGGTGATACAAATCTAAAACTATCTACTGGCATCTGTTGTATTCTCCTTTATAAACTCTAGCGTTCAATGATAAATAGTAAAATAAATCTTGAAACAACCTTTACTCTTTATAAAAGCCCGAATTAACTAGGAAGTCTTGTACGTCCCCAAAAATTACATGTTCGCGAGGAATCTTAACCTCCACCGCATTCTCTCTTTTAACGATATTGGGTTTCTCTTGGTTGTCTCCGTCTCCGAAGAGATATCCCAACACCTTAAAGCCAATTAAAGTTTCATAATTTCTTTGTTGCATCCCTATATTGGCTACATTAGAATTATTAGTCAACGAGCCGTCTATAAAAGCTTCAAATTTATGGCCGTCGCTCTCAATTCTGAAAGGCATCCTGTTCAGGCCCCCTTGTCTAATAAATTTTCTTAAAATTTCATTGGTATGTTGCTGATATTCAGTCCGAACAGAAATTTCATAATTCACAGCAATCCACGTTGGGAATGGAATTGATATAGTCTCGTATACAGTCCTATTGGCCTTTACGGCAGGCCACGTTGAACGACCATATTGTCGTTTAGAATAAGCATTTTGGAATTCAGCAGTCTTTTTTTGGTTTATTCTTCTTGCTATTGTAATAGTGCCTCCCATGGCGTCGCGCACCTCTGGAATATTGGCTGCGGGAATAGCATATTCTGACGCTGGGTTTTTTTCTATACTTGTCCGATTCAGGGTGATCAAAGGTAATATTAAAGTTTCTTCGCTATCTCTCAGCTCTTTATTATGTTTTATCTGATAGGCTCGCTCAGCTGTTACCCATAAAACTGGGACTTTTTTAAACCCCTCATTTGTTGTAACAGACAGGTTCAGTCTCCCATCAATATAATTTAAAACCGCTTTATCTATGGTCTCCAGTGAAGAAGGAGAAATTTCTATTCTTTGTACGTTAGCTTCAACTTTTTTGTCCCCAATATACTTTTTTTTATTTTTATTTTTTATTTGTTTTTCGGTTCGTTTACTATTGGGCATGCTATTAACCTACAACGATGCCCATGGGGATATTCTCCATAATTCTTTTAGCGTTATCTTGAAGAGAAGAATCAATTACTGAGAGTTTGTCGTACGTCATCTCGTCCAATATTGTCTTGAGTTCGTCTCTAAGAGCGTCCTGCTCGGATTTTGCTTGAGACAATAAATCAGAAGCATTCATCGTGACGCTCTCGCCAGGAATAGGAACTACTCCAAACTTTCCACGAACTTGACCCAACATCTCTTTTGTTAATGCCAAAGCAAACCTTCGAATCCATTGTTTGCCAATTGAATTTATATTCTCATATGGCAAATTTTGAAACGGCAACGTATTCATGTTATTAATGCCGGTTGTACCAGTTTCGCCTCTACTGCTGTCCTCCCATGGTTCATAATCTCCTTCAATAGTAAAATTAATCCAAAACTTTTGTGGGCTATCACCAGCTGGTTCGGGAAATATTCTTAACCAATTATCTTTTATCTCGTACGAGTAGTGAGAAATTCTTGTATACAAGGCATCTTCGTAAGCCATAGCTTGTAATTTATTTTGCCACGTGGGTACTATTTCAAAAGTGGAATCATCGGCGTACTGTCCATAAGTTCTCATATTGCCCACTACCGAAAACCCGCCGTAATACCCATAGAATCGCCACATGGCGCGCGGCGTTTTAAAAAACACTTTTCGAATTATTATTCTTTTATCTTTAACCCTACCATAAAAAGATGCACTTGTATCCGTAACAGAGGACCCAGATATAATTGTTTGCAGATCATAGTCCTGCTGGCCCGTATATCGCCCGAAAGAAGCCGAGTAAATGGGCAGAGTGCCACCTATTCCAGTTTCAGTAATCATTCTTTCTGTGACTCTTCTAACATATCCATAATCATATTGAGGATATCGTAGCCCTATATTAGAGCCCGATAGAGCGTCGCCGGTAGCTATCTGCCCATTCTGATCAAATGAGGCCGTAGCGGCACCCAAAAGACTTGATAATGAATTTTTACTTTGATGAAGGTTTATTAAATAAGAATATTCTAAAACAGCTTCCTCATAAGCCGAATATACATTACCTTCAGCTAATTCAATGTCTAATACATCTCCACCAAGCTTTTTATAGGTGTAGGCAACTTGATCAGAGGCCCCCGACAAAAATGCAGTTGAAGCGGCATATATCCCAAAAGGCAACGTTGCTACCACATTAGTAACACTTCCTGTAACGGGGAGTATATTGAGATTAGAAGTTGAAGCTGGATTTAATTTCGGGATCGCCATATGTGTTCCTCGTTTCGGATCTATTACTAAATAGAAAGCCCCGCCTCAAAAGAGACGGGGCTTTAACTATTTTGACCTTACGTCAAGTATGTTTAGACAAGAGCCTTAACAACAACTAGTCCATACATATCTGGACGAACCATCTGCTTGGCATATCGAGTCATCACGCCCTTGCGAGGCACGAAGTCTTCAACACCAAAGATAGTCGGCGTGGTCTGCAGCGGCACATAAGGTGCATACACATAGCCACTTTCAAGGAAGCTACTTCCACGTCGACCAACAAGGATCAAATTACGTGGGAAGTAAGGATCGACCAGAAGGTCGAACTTCTTCGAAAGACTACCAACCTTAATAGCACCCGCGTCGCCGCGGTCGCTATCAGCAGTCACATTGGCACGGAAACCAGCCGTAAACTCAAGGATGTTGGCAACCTCTGGTCCAAGGACACAGAAGTTAGCACCACCACGTAAAGTCTTACGGTGGATCTGAGCAGAAACATCATTAATCGTTTCCACAAGGGTCTCATACCACTCACTCACATTACCAGTGAAGTCAGGCGGATTCGAGCCATCGCTAGCATCGGCACCAGTTTCACGATCCAGGAACTGACCTGGATTGCGAGACCAATAGCGAGTAGCCGCTGTTGAGCCGCGGACGAGATCTTCAACGATCTCACGATCGATCTCAAGAGCAACCTGCTCAGAAAGAATCTGAGTAAGCTCGACCTCAGCATCAAGATTGTGATAGGCGTTAAGATCCTGTCCTAACTCCGGAGTCCACTTGGCCTTGAGCTTCTTGGTTATCGCTGTGACAGCAACAGAGTCGATCCTGATGTCGATCTCTGGAATGTTGGCATTACCTTCCAATCCCCACAAAGCCTGCGGTAAAACGGCACCGATAGCATCGGATGTACCATTAAAGTTATCCACAATTGGGAAAGAAGCAGTAAGACTACCACCCGTACTTGCGCTGAGGAATGCCTGACGGCACTCAGCTTCAGTAACCGCTGTGGTCGAGCCATAAACTACGACCATCACACGCTTAGAACCACTGAGGGGGTCCGCCTGTGTCAGACGGCGCGCCTGAATAACGTTGTTATCCAACGCACCCAAACTAGCCTCTGTGAGCAGAACCGCCACATAGTCTTCAGCATCCCATGCCGTAGAATTAGTTGAATCAACAAGCTCCGTCTTAGCACACGTTGCAACAGCAAACGCTGTACCGGAAACGATATCCGCATCAAAATCGAGAATACGCGTCAATTCATAATTCGAATCACCGACACCGGCGCCGACATCCGTGGCCAGAGTCGGGAAATTGATAAACCCGTCAAGACCGACGGTACCCGAAACCTTAATTGACCACGCAGGCGTAGCCGAACCCGTAGGTGACGAATAACCATTGTTCAGCGCATACGGACCACGCTCAGCGTTTTGGCCCGTTAACGAAACACCACCAGTAATCTGGCTAGCAACTACGCCGCCACCATATAGAGAAGATCCCGTAGGATATCCCAAACGTGGGTTATTCGCATTATCGGTGCCATCACCAACATCATCCGAGACCGTGAAGTCAAGGAAGAAGATGAGGCCCGAGGGCAAACTCATCGGCTGAACGCTAACGAGATCGTTGGCGATCAGATTGCCGAATACACGGCGAACGAGGGGAAATGCGACAGCCGCAAAACCCTCAACATCCCCGGCCGCCATGGCCGAGTTCTCACGGAGCAGCTCTTTTGCTTGATTTTCAAGCAAACGGGCCATCCCGTTTCGAAGATTATCATCTCGAAGTCCCTCAAGAAGACCGGTCTGTTCCCACTTATGAATGAGAGCAGCGCCTTCTGCAGAGAGGTCTCGGTTGACAATACCTTCGGTTAATTTCTGTACAATAGACATTTTATAACCTCCTATAATTGTAATTGAATGTCATTTATTCAAACCTGCTAAACGCAGCATTCGACCCATTGCTGGGTCTCTTGTTACCGTGTTGTTTTTCTTAGAATTGAGTAAAAGCGATGTAGGTCTTTGAACGGCTTCACGAAGTGTTTGTGGTCTCGACCTATTACTAGAGT